CTGATCAAAATAGGTTAGATGTGATATGATATGACGAGATAAAAAGGAATTATTATGGAACTCAATGTATTACTTTGGATATTAGCTGGTGGTTTTGCAGGAACGTGGGGTCTAATATTTTATTTTATGAATAGAACCGATCAACTTATGTGGGCTATTCAGCAAGAAATTAAAACTATGAATGAGGAAATGAAAGACTTCCACGGCAGGCTTTGCGCTATCGAAGAAAGAAATAAATCAAAATAATATCACTCATTTTTGTTGAATATTTTTTCGTATAGCTCATTTTCCATGGTGCCAATTTTTACCCCAAAAGTTCCATCGGGTTTATAATAAAATTTAGGTTGAGTGAATGCGTGAGTTTTCTTATATAATTTTATTAAACATTTAAGAGTGTCAGTCGCCAATTTTACCATCGTTATTAAACCTGAATCATTTGAATCTATGGAAACTTTATCCCAACCTTGAAAAGTTATTGAATAAAATTTTGTTGGACACCTATTTATAGGAATTATTTTGTAATCATTCTCATCGAGATTAAATTCATCATTTAACGTATTAAAAATAACCGCCTCCAATTTGTGGGTTCATATAACCATACCCATCATTTTCGTTGTAAACTTTACGTCTAAGTTGATCTATAGTCAAGTTCTCGTCGGGATTATTGAACTCACCTTGAGGGAATGCTGTATAGACGGCGTATCTTAGAGCATCTAAGATGTGGTCGTTTTTTTTAATGGGTTTATCTTCACCGCGATCGGCGGCTTTCGGATCCCATGCATAAGATTGGATATGTTCTCTGAGGACATTACATGATTTGTGGATGACAATGTTTTTCCCAGCAATGAATTTGCCAACAGTTTTAATTCCGGGTAAGACATCGTTATTAGCATCGATGACAGGTAATTCAGCTTGGCGTAATGCAATTTTAAGGCTAGCCGCTGCAGGATCCAGATAGATAATAGATATATTTTTGTAACCGATGAAATCTTTGATGTCCCTGACCAATTCCGCATCCGTTTTTGCACGTCCCACTTTGACTGAATCGTAGTAATATTCCTTTTCAATGTGGACCTGTGGCCATTTATTGGGTGTAATTCCACATAATACCGCAGCTGTCGCATTTGTAGTGCCATAATCGACACCAACGATGTAATAGTTAGGGGTAGCGTATGGCTGATCATATTCATTATTCTTATCGTATGTGTCATAAATTGCGCCTGTTGCTAATGCCCAGTTACCAAGAATATAACGCTCATACCACATACCGTGGAAGGATGATTTTATAGCCTTCTTATACGCTTCATCTAGTACGGGGTTGTCATCTAGGTTGAATTGCCAATGTATGATATCGTGATCTTGTGGCCTATCTAGATATTCTTTCTTAAGCCAATGAGCAGGACCTTCGGGGTTACAAGTGGCGAATAATTGAGCACCAGGAACACTTAGACGAGTCTCAAGCATCTTCCAGAAAGGTTCAGGAATGCAAGTAGCTTCATCGACGTATGCATAAGCTAATGTAGATCCCTGTATAGTAGTAACAGCACTAACATCGGGCGCACCAACAAAGTATATATCGCGACCATACAACGTTGTTTTATTAGACATAGGAGAAGGGCAAGGAAAACCAATAGTCTTGAACATGTGTGATAAAACGTTTCTGTGAATTGTCCCACGGTTCACTCCTATTATCATGGCATCGCCAGGCTCGCCATTTTTTATTCTGTCTATAAATTTACGGATGCTGCTGAAAGTCTTGCCTGAACGTACGGCGCCGACCCATATGTTAAATCGATGAGTCGCCTCCAAGAAGCTTAGATTCTGTTTCGGAGAGGTCTTGAAGCGCGTTGTCATCTATTTTGCCATGCTTTTGTTCGTATTTGTTTATCAAAGCTTCAAGATACATATTTCGATTTTCTAGGTCTGTGTTTGTCTTAGATTCTTTATCTTGATCTTCCCCGTTTTCTTTTTGTTTAAGTCTACATTTACCTAGCCAAATTAATAGAGTATTATCACCCTTATCAGTTAATCCAAGTGCTTTTGCATATTGTTGGGCTTTTAATATATTATCACCTTTTTTTCTTTTTAGGTCGGCGTGCGCCGAAAGTGACGAACCAAAATCTCTTTCAAATCTGTAGTATAAAGTATCTCTATCGCAACCAAAGTGCGCAGCAATATCAACTATGGTACAACCTGCCATTAGAAGATCGTCGACCTTTTTCCAGTCGATATCGTATTTATCATTTGGAGCTGATATCTTGGCCATTGAGTTTAACCATAAAATCTTTATTTGACTTTATCATGTATTTGCGCCAGCGGTCAACAATGATATCGCAATAGGCAGGGCTTAGTTCGATACCATAACATGTGCGTCCTAGCTGTTCTGCTGCGATGAGTGTTGTTCCTGATCCTAAGAATGGATCGTATACGCCTTCGCCTTTTGCTGTGTTGTTGCGAATGGGGCGGGCCATGCATTCGATGGGTTTTTGAGTTCCGTGATCTGTTCTTTCATCTTGATTTTTGGAATAATTATTTACTTTTTCTATTTCCCAAAGAGAGGTTTGTTTTCGATCTCCTTTCCAATTATGATTATGGCCTTTTTTTACAGCATACCAACAAGGCTCATGTTGTGAATGATAATCACCTCTTCCTAAAACCAATGATGGTTTTGCCCAGATAATTTGTCCTATGATTTGATATTCAGATTGAATTAAGCCGGTAACCGTTTCAAAAGCAAATTTATCACTCGACCAGACATATGCAATCGATCCAGGAAAAAGATAAAACGTTAAAGACCAATTAGCTTGATCATCATTTAAAACTTTTCCCAACTTCTTTTGACCCGATTCTTTATTAAAATTCGGATCATAATTGACCCCATAAGGTGGATCAGTAACCATTAATATAGGCTCTGCACCGTTGAGGCATTTGTTCACATATTCTGGAAGTGTGCTATCACCACAAACAAGGCGATGATTGTTGAGTTGGTAAATATCGCCAAGCTTCGTGAGAGCATCTTCATCTTTGCAAGGTTCTAGGACTTCTGAGCAATCTTCTTCGACTTCCTGGGATTCTAATTTGGTTATGTTTTCGAAGTCATAGTCATGCATACCTAAGTCTGTTAGTTCATCCAGGCTATAGTCTTGTAAAAGCATTTCTTGATCGAATTCACCATGATGAATGTTATCAAGAACTATGCGTTTCTTCATAATTTCTTCAGGAACATCTTTAGAGACAATACAAGGGACATCTTTCAGGCCTATTTTTTTTGCAGCTTTGGCGCGTTGGTTGCCTGCATAGATGGTGAGTTTATCATTGGAGTCATTAACGAGACATGGGCGCATGGCGAAGAAATCAGCATCATTCTTTATATTAGCGCACAGCTTTTCGAATTGCTGTTTGTCTATTTTACGCGGGTTTTTTTCGTAGAATTTAAGCTTGGCAAACGGAAGGTAGACAATATTCAATTGCAACCCTATTCTTTTTGTTCGATAGAGTCTTCGAATATAGACATTTGTAGAATATGATGGACAATGCCAAGCTCAAAGGCTGCAAAGATACAATCATCATTGCTCATGCATCGCCTAACCTCAATCAATTTATCTAAGACTTCATCCATCAAATCATATTCAATACTCATGAGCTTTTTTGGCTCTTCTGGAGAGATCTGTTGCTGCTGACTTGGCTTCTCGTTGTTCGACTTTATCATGTTTCTTTTTCACCGTTGACTTTGTTTTCTTGGCATCTTTTTCGTATTTTTTAGCATCTTTTTTTAGTTTCGAAGAAGCTTTTTCCATTATTTTTTTATGCATAAAAATCTCTGTTATGATATGCTTTTAGGCTTAAAGGAAGCCTAAAAATTTGTCAAGGAAATAGTTTGATATGATCCAAGTACAACTTGACTTATTCAAATCCCCTCAAGAGTGCGAAGTTGATGCACTTCGTTTTGCTTTGGATAAGACGAGTAAAACTCTTGATAAAGTCAGAAAAGGCACATACGCCGAGATTAATGTATTGAAGAAAAGAGTTTTGGAACTGGAAGAGAGATTGGCAATAATTGAAAGGAATATATGCAAAGGATAAGCAATGAAAACAGAATTTAAACGAGAATTATACCCTATTGAATTGATAAGAACCGGAATTTTATTTCTTCGAATCACTGCTAGAAGACCTATAAATGGATATTATCCATACGACGCGACAAGATCGCTTCTTTTTTATACATGGGAAGAGTTCGCAGATGAAATTTTACCATTAAATCGAGAATATAAACCATTAGGAATTAGCTGTTATTCGGACAACGTAGACTATAATTTTTTCTCATATCTGCACATTCCTAAGTCGATGGTGAATTTTGAGGTTTTGGATAAAAAATATTTTTTTGA